AAACTTTTTTCTTGGGATAATAAATCACCTTCTAATTTTGTAAAAGGGCCACTACTCATAACACCGAAGGTTTGCTGACCTGCTGTACGCACATCAATATCTCCTAAAGTTTTTTGCCAATCTTTTTGATAAACTTTTTCGCCATTAACCATAGCGTACATTCTTCCTTTGTCAGAAAAAACATTGTAATTTTGACCATTTTTATCTCTAATCATATAACGATAAACAGGTTGCCCTCTTGGATCGTCTTTTAGAGCTTTCATCATTTCAATATCTAATTTTCTTTCATCTCTTGTTTCATCTCTCCTTAATTTATCTTTTGCTTCTGCAAATTGATAACCACTTTGAATAGTTTGCATTAAGGATTTTGGCTCTTTAGAATAACCTGTGTCCATTCCCATTAAAAAATCTCTACCATAATCAGATTGAAGTAAATCTGTTATTGAATTTAAAAGACCTTTTTTTTCTTTTGGTGTTTCTTTTTTTTCAGATAATATACCTTTATCGGCTAATTCTGCACCTTGAGATGGATAACCTTGTTGTAATAAACCTTTAAATTGTTTTAATTGATCTGGTGTTTCACTATATAATATATCTTCATTAACAAGATCTGGTTCTTTATAAAAATTTGGTGTTATTTTTTTTTGTATTCTAGCATTTTGATTTAATATACTTGCATTAGGATATGTTGGATTTGCAATAGTGTTACCACCAAAACGACTTGTAACAGCATTACCAACATTTTGAAATGATCCTGTAAATTCATCACCTCTGTATGGATTTTGGTATCTAAAACTATCTCTTAAAAGACTTCTTCTTGGTTTTGGTAAATTAGCCATAGAAAAAGTATTTCTTGGTCTTACATTAGGTGAAAAAGGAAAATAAGGATTCATTATAAGAAAGCTCCTAGTAAGCCACCACCTAATGCTCCCATACCTGCACTAAGTCCTGGTATTTGACCTGCTAAATTTACACCCATTCCTGCACCTTGTAACAATCCACCTAAAGTATTTCTAAAATAAGGAGTTGTTGAAAGTTGATTAGAAGGAACATTTGCACCTATTGCACCAAGATATTGATTTAATTTTGTATAAGGTTTTGTTTGTTCATAATCAAATCGTGCAATAGCATCTTGTAGTTTAGCTTGTTCTAATGATTCTTTTTCTAATCCAACTTGTTGAAGTTTAAGCATATCATCATAATCCATAGCACCAAGTTGAGGAGCAGTAGCCATTGTATTAGCCATTATCTCTCTTTCTCTATTGTATTGATCGCCATAAACTTGATTAGCTAAATTTCCTAAACTATCAGCTAAAATTTCTTGGTTTGCTCCTGAACCAAATCTACCTGCTTTACTAAATTGTGATTCTACTTGGGAAGTAACATCATCTGCCATTTGATTAAATAAAGCAGTTGAATAAGGATTTGTAGTTGGATCTAAGTATTGACCAGATAAAATATTTGATGCTTGAGTTTGTGCTTGGTTTAATAATGGATTACCTGCTAATGCTCTAGCTGTTGTCAAATTTAAAGATGCTTGTGTTTCTGGTGCAAAACCAACATAAGTTGCATTAGGAAAATAATTAGGCGTACTTCCTTCAAATAAATCCTGTGCTGTGTCTATAGCCTGTGTATAGTATGGCTTTATAAATTCTGATGGTTCTGCACTTGTAGAAGTCGTAACCATTTTTGGATTGCTACCTTTACTCATAATTTTTTACTCATTAAATATATTTTTTGTTCATAACCTTTTAATTTACGCAACCAACCTTTGCGACCTGCGACCTCTATCGCATCACATTGGTTGTACTTTGCAAATTTTTCTATTTCTTGTTGTATTGGTTCTAACCAATTATTCATTTTGCTACCTCCTGCTAGGAAATAGCGACAAACTTTTTTTTGAGGATACTGTATTACCTCTGTAATAACAGCACTCTCTACTTTATCTTCCCAACTAATAAAAAGTTGAAAAGCATTTTTTACTAACCCATCTAAAATATCTCTAGCTGTGTAAGTATCGTCTAAAGCCTTTTTTATAAGAGGCTCAACTTCATTCCACACTATATGTAAATCTTCTTGAGGAACTTTAATAATCACCCAATTACCAGATAACCAAATGTTTGATCGGCATTTGCTGAACTCGCATGAGTTAGCGTTGCTGTTTTTTCCCCCCTTGATGATACATATAAATTTGCTTTTGCAGTATTTGCATTAGCTGTTGTTGGCATAAATAGTATAATAGAATTTCCACCTATTCTCTCATCTGTGAGAGTTGTAGTTGTTTGACTTGCTCGTAAAGTTATTGAGCCTGTGCTATTAAGTTTACCATCTATTGTACTATTTAAACTTGTTGAAACTAGTCGTAAGTGTAAGTCATGATCTGGTATAGAAATTGGTACAATGGGAAACTGATTATCAGCCATTATCTTTTTCCTTCAGGTCTTGCCTCTACATCTACTCCTGACATGGTTGTAAAATTACCTGTTACTGATACTCTCATTCTATGATACCTACTATTAGATCGTAAAGGACACACACCATTATCTTGCGTAGAAACTGCTGTGCCTACATCTATACTATCTAACTGTGAGGCTCTTGCAATAGGCGTTACTGTAACAGTTGTATTTCCCAAACCATCTACAATCGGTCTGCAATTTAAAATAATAGATCGTCTATTTTCTACTCCTTCAAATTCAGTTGTATCAACTGTAGCTGACAGGGAAGTTGCAATAAACTTTCCAAATTTATTAGCAGAATTAAATCCTGCTAGACCTACAATTCCTTCTCCATAATAATAAGAATCTAATGATTTAGGTAAATTATCTAAATCACCTAACACATCTAAACTTTCTAATGTTGTGAAGGCTTCTTGTGATGCACTAGATATATATTCTAGTTCTAAACCTGAACCTGTACTCCATTTATTAACTGCATAGTTATAAATAACTAATTTATTATTAATGTTAGAAGTAGTAGAAGCTGAACCTGATCCTCTATAAGACCAGACAACAATACTATTATTTGGATCTACTGCTGAACATACACCATCTATTTGAGAAGATATGTCATCAAAGAAAAAGTTATCTATTTTACCATTACCAATAGGAGTGAGTTGTTGTCCTCCTGTTAGCATATAAAATCCATCTTGAGCCAAGAAGAAAATCATATTACCAAAAGAGGCTATACTTTTATCACAAAATGCTCCTACATTATCGGCAATTTTGTCAAATCTAAAAATCAATGGAGTTCCAACATAGGACATACGATAGATTGCTCTTTCAAAAATAATTATGCCTGATTGTTCTCCACCAATAATTCCCATTAGATTACCATGAGGGCCTACAATGTCTTGATAGCCTGATTGTGTTGCTTGACTTGGAGTCCAATCTGAACTGTCATTTAATGCTGACCATTTTACTCGTTGGTTGTAACCTGTGCTAGATTCAGTTGTATATCCTGCCACCACAAAGTTATTAATAACTGTAATGTATTTTGCTTTTATAGAAACTAAATCAGAAAATGCTGAGTCTGTTCCTTCGTTAAATTTTTGAATATTATCTGCGTGATTTGTTGCAATAATATTTGTACCAAATTGTGTAAAGGCCCAGTAATCTCTTGAACCTTCTGTAGTAGAATTATTATATCCACCTGCTTTAGATTTATCTATAAATTCTTGGCTACTATTCATTTGATACAATTTTGTTGCATCACCTGCATAGTTAGTTACACCACCTGCTTGAAAAGCTGAAAATAAACCTACAGCACTTCCAGTTAAACCTGTTGTACTTAATGCCTGAAACCCTGCTAAACTTTTATATCCATCTTTTAAAGGAATAACATTATCTGCTTTTAATGCTCCTGAATTTTGATACGCAGGTAAGTCAGCTTGTAATTCTCCAAACTTAATCATGTTACACTATTCCTGCTGTACTCATTTGCATTGGTGAAGATGTAATTGATCCTTTCTCTGAAGATAAGTTAGCATTTGTTAAGGCTTCTTTGTATAATCTTGCCCAAGTATCTAATCGTTCATCTTGCATTAAGAAAGGAGAAGATTCTGCTAATGCTCCATATAAATACAACTCAGGATAATTAGTTAAAATATCATTTGATGTATTACTATCAGATAAAGGGGTTATTGTTTTATAATAATCTATTTGTAATGTTTTGGCTGAATCAGGTGCTACACCTAATAAAATGTTAGATCCTACAATCGTAAAAAAAGTTGGAAGTCCTGAAGTTTTGCTTAAATTGTAAAATCTATAAAAATCACTATTCGCCATAAATCGTAATGTTCTATAAGGATCACTTTGAAAAATAACTGCACTAGCTTCTAAAAAACCACTTGGCAGGGAATAAGATTGAGTTCCTGATACTGTTGTTGTACTGGTATCAGTATTAACCATTTCCCTAACACGCAACTCTCTATTTAACCTGCTTTCAGTAAGCGTAATAAAATCACCTAAATATGAAGTGAGATCTGTCCTGTTTAAATAGTTTGCTATTGTTGTTTTTAACAAAGCATAAGTTGTAAGTGCCATTATAAATTTCCTGTATAAATTCTAAAGTGTCTGTTATCTGAGTCATTTAACCATTTAAAAAATCGTGGTTTATCTAAAACTTGTCCTGTAATTGATAGTATTCCTTTTTTCGCTAATTGATGTAAAACAATATTTGGCAATCTTGCCACTCTATACCCTTTGGCATCTGACATGGCTTTTGATTTATATGCACCTTCATTTTGTGCTACTTTGTTTGCATTAATAATTTCTTGAACATCTTGCGTGTTTTCAATATGAATCTTTTTCTCAACATCATCATAGTATAAATTTGTTTTTACTGCTGATGAATCATTTTTATCATTGAGTGAAAACTTTTTTGTTGGCACTACGCACCTTTGCCGACAGCTTTTGCAATCATTCTGTCTATTGTGCCTTTAATTGATAATCCTTGATCTTCTTGTCTTTTTAAAGAAGGATTATAAACTCTCTCTCCTCTTGCCATTTCTTTAGATTGTTTTTTTCTATCACCTGTAGTTACTATTGGTTTAGAATAACAAGCATCTTTAACAACCTTGTATAAGCGTGAGGTATGTTTTTTGTTTTTAAAAACTCCCATTTGTTTCTCCTAAAAAATTAAATTAAAAAGGAGGGGATTATTCCCCTCCTAATCCTTAAAACTACAAATAATTATGCAGTTAAGTTAAATATACCATATGATGCGTTTGGATTTTTTGCTGTTAAAGTCCATTCAGCTACACCATTAAAAGCTGATGCTAGTTGTTTATGACTTGCAGTCATAAGAACTGTCTCAGGATTTCCACCTAAATCAAATGCCTTTAATAGACCTGCTTTAAGTAAATCTTCGGTGTAAGTTCTATTTGTACCACCTGCGATTGCAGTTGCACCATTTCCAGTTGGTGTTGCAGAAGGAGAGCCATTCTTAGCAAAATTATTAGCTGCGGTTGCACCGCCAGTACCAATTATATTGCCGCCATACCATGTTCCAACTGAGGCACTTTTACGAGCAGTAGAAGCGTTACCTGCTACTTTTATTTGCTCAATGCCTACCATTGCGTTTTCCATGTCTCTCTTAATTTCTTTACCCATTTTTGCCATTTGGTAAGCCATTTGCTCACCCATTCCTGCGTTGTTGACTGCGTCATCAGTACCAGAAATAGTAACAGCTTTATGACAAATCTGTGTGTAGTTGGTTAGTCGCTCTACATCTGTAATAGCGTCTCCATCTACATTATCTCCTTCAATTTGTGCATTTACTGCTACTGCTGATAAACCATCAGTATTCCATTGATGAAGGGTATTTGTTGCTGATCCTTTTGATGCGTTGCTCATGAAAGGCGTTTCAGTTGGTGAGATGTTATAGATCACATCAGCTAAATCTTCTCTCATAGCATTAACACTATCGTAAGTATCAAATGTATTTGTTGGCTGTGCCATAATACTTTACTCCTTTATAGTTAATGTTAAGAATACATTTCTTTGAAGATGGAAACTGCATCTTGCATTTTTCCACTTTTTCTAAGAACTGCTTTTTTAGATTTCACACGCTCAGCAAATTCACCATTATCAGAACTCTTAGGACTAGACGAACTAACAACCTTTGGGGTTTTAGTTACTTTCTTTTTATTAAGATTAGCTTTTTTTAGCTTATCGTAGCGATACGCATTAGCTAACATAATAACTGCTTTATGATCTACTAACATTGATATTTCTTGGTCGGTATATCCGATTTCCCTAGCGTAGTTTGTTATATTCTTAACAAATTCAGGGCCTTTTTTACTATCAGCGTATATAGGTAGTTTTTCAGCAAGTAATTTTCTTTCTCTTTCCAAATAAGCATTATATTGTCTTTCATGCTCTTTTTGTTTTTCAGAATAAATTTTTTGCTTTTCTTGTTGGGTAGCCTCTAACATTTCTTTTCTGCGATCTATCTCAGCTTTTGCTTTGACATATTGAGCAGGATCTTCTTCGTACAGTCTATCCAAATCTACTTGTGGATCACTAGCTTTTAAGTGTTCTTCCAATACTTGTAATTGCTTTTCGTATTGATCTCTCTTGATTTTTGCCTCCTCGTTTTGCCTAGTAAATGAATTTTTTAAATCATCAACAACCTTTCTGTTATCAGCAAGGTCTTTGGTTTTACGAGTGTAATCTTGTTGACGATAATAACCATCTTTGAGTTCATCTAGGCTGACTTCTAAATCTTGATCTCCGACCTTGATTTTATAAAGTTCCTGATTACTGTCTAAGTTGTTTTCATCTTCAACTTGATCTATAAGTTCTGCATCTTCAAATGGATCTTCGTTATTCGTTTCCGAGTCGCTTTTCACATCTGTTGATGGTTCACTTTTAGCTTCTTGATTCTTAGAGGCGTCTAAGTTTAGTAAGTTCTTCAAGTCGCTAACTGCCTCTCTCTCATTTTTATAAGAAGGCTTGGGCGTTGGTGCAACAGTTTCCTTTGCAGGACTGTCTGTTGCAGATTCCATTACTGGTTGTTCTGCCATTTTAATCTCCTATTTTTTATTATCATTTGTTGCAAGTTTTCCTGTTTCCATTACACTTTGCAACTGCATCACAACAACTTCTACCATTCTTCTCATGAGGAAGATGTTTTCTCGTTGTTCCGAATTTTTAACATCAGAATTTAACCATTGTAATTCTAAATCCTGACGAATCTTTTGAATAGCCTCTGCAAATATTTCATCTTCTAATATTTCTTTGGCTCTTTTTCCTCTTTTTATTTCTTGTTCTTTATCCATTAAATTCCTGAACTATCATCATCATAATTATCTGCATCTCCATAAGCAGTATTGTAATTAACTGCACCAGCAAAAGGATTTCCACTTCCAGTAGTATTAACAACAACCCCACTTCCAGTAGATTTTCCACCACTACCTCTGCCTGTACCATAGACAACACCAGATTGTGTTGTTTGTCCTACTGAGTCTTGTGGATTGCCACTTGTAAATGTATATCCTGTGTTGCCATCTTGATTAACTATTTGCTGATAAGTATCTCCAAATACATCTGTTACAGGTTGTCCTTGAACATTTTGAGGTAACATACTCTCAATTCCACCAACATTTGTATTTACATTTTTAACACCAATATCAAATATAGGATTTTTATTATCATCAAAATTACCTGTGAAATAACCTCTTTTCATTAATTCACTTAAAATAAAATCTTTTCGTAATTGGTTTTGTCCACCAAATCCTAATTGTAATAATGGTGGGAGCATACCCATACCTAAAGTTACTTGCGTTCCTTTGCTTGGTAAATATCCTAATGCACTATTTTTTAAAAAACCACTTGTTAAATAATCAAGTAAATCTTCATCACTAGCACCTTTCATATCTTCAATAGACATATAAGGTCTTTCTTCAGGATCATCTTCAGTACGACCTGATTCTTGTGTTGGTTCGCCATAACCAACATAAACACATTGTTTAAGAATTTCATCATAGACATATCCTGCTTGGCAAGTAGGAATACCCTCATCATCTATAACTGGTTGTGTATAGGCTTCAACAGGGTACATATCTGTTTCATTGGCATAAAAACCTTTTGGCGAATAAGGATTACGAAATACACCATATTGGTTCATATCCATTGGACTCATAGGCGTACTTGCAGAAACATTTTGTCCTAAATAATTATTGATAATTGATTGAGCATCTTTGCCTTGCATGAAAGGAGTAAAAGCCATTATCTTCTTCCCTCTGTCATAATTGCTGAGTCAATTATTTTTGTTGCTAATTTTTCTTTTTCCAATTTTCTGCCTTCTTCTTGTTTAATAATATCGGTTGCTAGTTTTTGTTGATCTAAGTCTAGTTTTTGTTTTTTAAGTATTTCATCAGCTTGTTGCTTTTGTGCTTTAAGTGCTAAATCAGCTTGATCTTTTTGTTTTCTGTTTTGCACTTCTTGTTGTGCTAACACAATAGCAGGATCAGGCTGTTGAGGTTTTGGTGGAGGTGGAGGACTGGTAGCAGGATTGTTAAAAAACTCATTGGCGTTTTTATACCCTGCATTTTCCAAATATTTTGATAAAGTATTATAAATCTTTTGTGGATCAACAATACCCATACCCCCTGCTCCAATTAATTTTTCTTGAACAGCCAGGACTCTCCCTAAAACTTCTAAGCGTTGATCTTGAGAGCCACTTCCCAAACCCACTTGTACTGTTGCATTATATCTATCAACCCATTCTCTAGGGTTCATAGATACAAACTTTCCTCTTAGTTGTATAATGCGTTCTTGTTCTTGATGTTTGCACACTAAAGTTAGTATGCCTTGAAATAATCGTTTAATGCCTTCTGAAAAATTACGAGCAATTAATTCTATTCTTTGTGTACCTGCGTTCATCATCACATTTGTTGATGTTGCTGTTGTATGTGATTTATTAATAATATCAGGATCTAGTCCCATTTGCATTTTTGTTACACCAGATCTAGCTTCTCTTATTTGATCTACTTTATCTATCATAGCCAAACCTTCTTGCATAAAGTTTGGTGTTGTCATTGGTGTTACTGCGTTAGGAGATTTAACTCTAACAATTCCACCTGCTCTTGAAGTAAGTAAATCATCTATGTTAGCTTGACCATCTACAACAATGTTGCGTGAATTATTTTGTAAATACGCATTGTTTAAAATTTGTCTAAGTAATGTTGTTTTAACTTGCTGTATATCGCCAATTAAATCATACATGGAAAGACCATAAAATTTATGAGGCATAGGAACTGGTGATACCATAGCAAAAGGTATTTGCTCTATTTCTTCGTTTT